CGAGAAACTTCAAATAGTAAAAAGCAAATACTTAGACCCACGAATTACAAGAGAAGTTAAAAAAGATATTTGGATTACCACGGCTATTCCTTCGTTTTCTATGAAAGTTCAAGATTTAGCTTATCCGGTACAAAATGGACAATTTATGCACACAATGGTAACTGCTTATGATTTTCACGCAGATATTACACAAGCACAAAGCGTGGTTGATGAACTGTTCGACCCTCAGAGCGATTACAATAAACGCAGGTCCACTACTTTAGAAATACTTATGAAAACCATAGGTATAGGAACTGTGATGGAAGAAGGAGCTAATGATGGATTTGAGGATGAATGGGACGGAAAAGAAATAGGAGGAGTTAAACACGTTAAAAAGAATTTTTGGGGTAAATGGAAACAAGAACAGGCTCCACAAATACCAATCGGACTTTATAAAGATATGGAAGAAAGCAAAATATTATTCCCTGAAATCAGCGGAGTGAACTCAGCAAACAGAGGGCAGACCGATTCAAAACAAGAAACAGGGAAATTATTTATAGCAAAACGTGAGCAAGGGGAGCAGATGTTAGGTTATTTATTCGATAACTTAGAGGCTTCTACACTTCACGTAGGGCGTAATGCTGTTGATAATATTCAGCATTATATGACTGAGGAGCGTGAGATAAGAATTGCCGGTGATTTTGATAACCTCACCTGGTTAAAAATAAACCAAAGAACAGTTCAGGGGATTGTAAATGATATTACAATAAGTAAGTTTGATCTTACAATTTCTCAAACACCGTATGGTAGGAATATGAGAGAAATTGAATACTTAAAGTTATTAGATATAGTTAAATTCACGGCAGAGATTAACCCGCAAGCTGCTATGTTAATGCTCCCGATACTAATTAAAGCATCTGATACACCTTACAGGTCGGAAATAGTCGGTATATTAGAAAAACTCGTAGGGATGACAGAAAAAGACTTACAAGCTGCTGCTTTGCAGAAGTTCTTAGAGACGGAGCAAGCCAGAATGGGTACGGAGCAGGCTAAGATGCAAGTTAATGACGCAAAACGTGGTGATGAAATTGATAACTTTATGTATAATACAGTAAAACAAGGTGCAGCGTTAATGAATTAAAAGGAAATAATGCCTTATAAAAGAATAGATAAAACAGTATATAAATATCAAGATGGTAAATGGGTAAGTGTAGGTAAATCTGATACGGTAGAAAAAGCTATTAAACACTTAAAAATACTAAGAATGATAGAGCACGGGTATAAAGTTAGGAAATAAATGAATAGACTAATACACGGAGATTGTTTAATTGAAATGCCTAAACTAATTAAGGAAGGTGTTAAGGTTGATTTGGTGGTTATTGATCCACCCTATAATATCAAAAAAGCAGAGTGGGATAAATGGGAAAAGCAAGATGATTACATAGAATGGCTCGGTTCTGTTTTCTTAGAGTGCCAGAGGATATTAAAAGATAACGGTTCTTTTTATTTTTTCCATAATGATTTTTTACAAATAGTAGGACTCCAAAACTGGATAAATAAAAATACAAAGTTTGTTTTCAGGCAGTTGATAGTTTGGAATAAAAAATTTAGTGGGTGCAAAAATGAGGGCTTTTTGCAAGGTTATAACGAAGTTGAAATGCTTAGGAATTATCAAAAAATGGCTGAATATTGCCTTTATTATACTTTCCAAGATGAAACTGGGCTAACTACGGCAATGTTAAATATAAATAATTTTAGTTCTTTAAGAAAATATTTTAAGGGTTACCAAAAAGATACTGGGTTAAATAAAAAACAAATTATTGATTTAGTAGGGCAGAAAGCCGATCATTGTTTTAGATGGGGTTCTTCTCAATGGGATTTGCCGACGAAAGAAACTTACAATGAATTATTAAAACTTCCGCATAATAACGGATTTTTAAGAAAAGAATACGAAGATTTAAGAAAAGAATACGAAGATTTAAGATATACATTCAATAATCAGAAAACGCATCATTCAGTTTGGAATTATGAAGTAGAACAACAAAACGGACATATAACACCAAAGCCAGTTGATTTAATAGAAAATATAATTAAATATTCAAGTAACGAAAACAACTTAGTGTTAGATTGTTTTTCTGGAAGCGGAACTACCGCCATAGCTTGTATGAATACAAACAGAAATTATATTTGTATAGAAAAAGATGAGAAATATTTTGAGTTAGGTAAAAAGAGAGTTGAAAATCATAAACCACAAATTAAAATGGCTATATAAAAAAACATTTGACTTTTATCATTTGTTTATTTTATTAATAATGTAGAAAAATAAAATTTAGGGTAAAAATGAAAAATTACATTGCGGGATAGAGAAGCCAGGCATCTCGTCAGGCTCATTACCTGAAGATCGTAGGTTCGAGTCCTACTCCCGCTACTAAATAATGAAACGGGTAGCCGTAAATGGAGCCCCAATTATCAAGAAAATTCTTGGTTATTGGGGCTTTTTTTATTTAAACAAAATGGAGATATAATGAGAAAAACACTTCTAATGATGATAACAATAATGTTGTTATCCATCACTACAAAGGCTCAATTTACAACCAATGCGTTTGTAAAAGCCGATAAAACGGAGTTAAATATACACTTCGTTGGTACTTTAGATACTCTTGGCGGTGCAAATCCCTCGCTGACAAGCAATCTTTTTGATTTAGCCGATTACGACGGAGTTACTAATTTAACAATCTCGTATAGGTTTGTTCCTACGGCTCCTTCTACTGCTGCAAAAGTATCTATGTCAATCTTACGTTCTGATGATGACGTTAATTATAATTCAGTAGTAGGTGATACAATTATCTCATCGGCTACCAGCATTAACAGTTGGCAATATACATCTTTCACGTTAGGCAACACAAGGGCGAAAACTTTGAAATTGCATTTGTTCAATATATTAGCCGGAGGGAATATAGCATTCGATGTTTATATACGTTCTGCAAAAAGAGATTATTAAGGAGATATAATGGACACTGAATTAGTAGAATCTGAGAAATCAGAGTTAAAAAAGAAATTAAAACTTAATCCTAACACAGATAAAGAAGTTCTTAAAGACCTTGATAAAAGTAAAACAGAAATGAGGTCGAGTGTCTCAATGACAAACGATGGGCTTAGAGCAAGTTTTAATATAGACCAAAACGGGGATAAAAACTCAGTTTATAAAAATTTTGAAAAGACATTCAAAAATGTGGATGAGTACGCAGGGTATTTAAAAAAATTCTTTGCTGCTGATCCCGATTAATAACAAACAGCGGGCAATCCAGAGATGGACCGCAAGGAAGGTAATATGAGTGAGAAAGAACAAGTATTAACTGAAGATGAAGAAAACAATCTTGAGGTAATACAGAATTTAGATTCGCCGGAGAAAATCCAGGCGATGGAAGAAATCTTTAACGAAGAAAGCTCCGAAGCTCCTAAATCAGAGGCTGATGAAGAAAATAAATCAGAAGAAGAAAAGGATAAAGTTAAGGATAAAGCAAGTACGGTTGAAGATAAAAAAAGTGAAGAAGATAAAAAATTAGAACCAGAAGAAACCCCTAAAGCTCCTGAAAAGGAAAAAGCAGAGGACAAGGCTTCTTTTGAGATAACTGATGAGTATATCGAAAAAGCACCGGAAAAAGATAGAAATTTATTAACTTCTATCAAAGGTGAGATAATCTCACCGAAAGCGTTGAAGATTTATCTAAATGCTCAAAGACTCTTGGGTAAACGTACACAAGATTTAATGAAACCAGAGGATAAAGTTCAACAAATTAATCAACCTCAACTTGCCGAGGAAGGCGAAAAGCCACAAGACGTAAAAGAAAAACTTGTATTAGGGCAACTTAAAAAGAATTATCCTGATTTGCCCGATGATTTAACTGAACGTGAGGATTATCTAAGAGAGTTAAATTATGATAAACCTTTAGAGTTTCAGAAATTCGTAAGAGACAGACAAACAATTTCAGATCAAGTTGAAAAAGACTACAACCAAATGCAGTACTTTGTTAATAATTATGAGAAGATTAATAACGAAATCATCAATGAGGAGATACGGTCTATCAATGAACAATTTGGTAAAATGAATGTCGAGCCGAAAGACTTAGATATTGACTTATCAATTGACGAAGACGGGAATTATTCTACTGCGTTAAATTCATTATTACTTGATAACACCGGGAAACAATTAGATGTGTCATTGTTTCAATATGTAGGCGGTAAGCCGATATTAAAGAAACAATCACTGGCAGTTAAACTATTTCAACAAAAACTACCGGATATTATCAATTTAGTGAAAGTATCGGGTAGAAAAGACGGATTAAAAGCTGCACACGATAAAAAAACTGTTAAAACTTTATCGGGTGCTTCTTCAGGTGGTTCAGAGAAAGTAATTAAAGAAGACTACACACCTGAGGAAATTGCAGGAATAACAGACCCTGATGAATTGGCAAGAATTGAGAAAAGTTTTAATTCTTAAATACAGGAAATAAATAATGGGAATGTTCACGAAAGATATGAAAGCGTATCGTGCTTTACTATCTAAAAAAATAGAAAGGGCTGCCTGGACTGAAATGCCTATGTGGAATCAATTTATTGGTTTTATAGGTAATGGAGATGTCAGATATCCTCGATCAGTCGCTATGGGAAGTTCAGAGACTAAAAGACTTAAACCTACCGGTAAGCCGATAGAAGTCTTAACTAACTTTATGCACGAAGGCGGTGCGACAATGGATATTCCTTTGTTAAATCCACTAACTGAAATGCCTGTCTTAGGTGATGAACAGTTACTGGGAACAGAGGAATCAAGAAAAATAACTTATAAAACAGCAACAATAAACCAGGTCAGAAAAGGTGTTAAGGTACGTGATGGCAGGATGTCAGAACAATATCTTAAAAAACCGGAAGTACAAAGAGCATTTATGGAAGGAGCACAAGCAGAACTAAGTGATTTCTTCGGACGTTATAATGGTTATCAGCCTTATGCTGCTTTATTGCAAAGATATGGAAGTAATATAACTGCTTCTACAGCAAAAGGTGGCTTAGGTTACACTCAGGCATCACACCCTAATTTCTTTGTTGCAGGTTATACCGGAACAGGTCAAGCAACTTGGAGTGATACACCGGCTACTTATGAAACAAATGTAGCTACTGCACTTGCTTCATTAACAGATACTTCTTCGGATTATTTCTCAACTTCAACTATTGAAGCCGCTGCTTTTCACGCTTCAAGATTAAAAATCAGAAGGGTAAAAGTATCTGGCGTACAGGAACCGGCTTATTGTATGGTAATTTCTCCTGCACAAGCCATTCAGTTGTTAAGAGATACAAAATGGTTAGATACAGTGAAATACACTTTACCACGTTCTACTGAAAGCAAACTTGTAACCGGTCAATTGATTGGTGTTTATAGAGGTGTTGCAATTTTTGTAGATCAGAATATACCTGGTGCAAGAGTGTCTTCTACAGCAGGATATGACGCAGCAAGAGGAACTGTAAATTATGGTAATGCTAATTTCTTAGCCGATCCGATTGACACTTCACCTTTAAAACTTGCTATACTATTTGGTGCATCTGCTGTCGCAGCTGGCTATGCCTCACCTCTTGGTTTCGATAGAGAGACGTGGGACTATAAAAACAAGCTGACAGAAGGAGGCGGAATGATAGTTGGATTTGAAAGATGTGATGTTTATGACAATGATGGCTATTATGGAACTGCCGGTAATTTTCACGAGAATACATCTTCAATGGTAATAGCAACGTATTCGTCTGAAAGTGTATCGTTTTAATTAATTGAGGATGTGAATCCTCTTATTGTAAATTTTATTGAGGAATAAGAAATGGCAGCAGGATTAAAAAGAAACTTCGATAGAGAAGTTGACAGCGGAGCCTGGGAAGACCAGTTTGCAATAGCTAAGGCTGATGCAGATAATTTAGTCGGATTCCACGCTACGAAGGGTTCGGATTCAAGCGGAACGCCAACTGTAATTGTTACTTGCCACTATGTTGGTTCAGGTGCGATAACATTGGCTAATTATAAAGGATTACCGAATCATTCTGTAATCTGGGATCACCAAGCGTATAAATATCACGTAAAAATAGCTGCAAGCGGGACGTCTACGTGGAAGTCAAGTGCGGCAGCAACTTGAGTGATATAAAGGATAGAAATATCTCTAATCTTCCAAACGTATGGAGATTAATCTATGCGTTTGGGGGAATTTATTAAATAATAAAAGGATTTATTATGAAGTTATATAAAAGAAACGTCCTTGTAGAGATGCCTAAAAAACAAGCAGAGTTTAATTTAAAGAATAATTCTGAAATTTTTTCATTGAAACTAAGGTCGGAAGATAAAGTTGTAGAAACAAAAACAACTGGTAGCGGGGCGAAACCTAAATTGTTAGATAAACAAAAGAAATCAGACTTACTCTTAACGGCTAAAGAAATGGGTTTAGATGTAAATGATGATTTAACGAAAAAACAAATCATAGATTTAATCTTGGATAATGAGCCTATTGAATGAGCAGGGTTTCAAATATAGAAAGTATCGTCAGGTTGAAATTAAACCAGGTTAATAAATCAAACATTCAAACATCTGAGATTTATACTGTTTTAAACTTTATGCAAACTTATTTAATGCTTGAGACAAAATGCCTGGAAAGGTCTTTTACTATATCAACCGTTAAGGACCAAGAGGCTTATGATATTTCTTCCGAACAAGTAGGGCAAATAACTTTTCTAATGAACTCTTGGAAAGGGAAAATAGAAATAGTTTCAAATATTGAATACCCGGAGTATGAAGAAATATCGGCTTCTTATCCTTCTATTATGACGATATTTAACAGAAGTATATATTTAAGACCAATTCCAACAGAAGTTAATACAATCACTTTATTTGGGAAACAAACATCTGTGAGAACTGACGCAAGTGCATCAAATGAACCGGAAGTGCCTAAATATTGTGATTTAGCTTTAATTTATGGGATATGTAAAGAGTTAGCGGGTGAAAGCACGATTGACCCTTCGAGTAAAAGAACTTTTTACGAAGAATTTATAGATCAAAAAGATTTAATCATACGGACTTGTAATTTGAAACATTCTCAACATAATACAAGGAGAGTTTGGTAATGTCAATTCTACCGGTAAGTACGACTCCGAAAATAGATATTATTAGTGTTGAAATGTCAAGAAAAGTAGGACATCCGGTAAATAATGCAACCGATGATACGGATTCATTGAAATCTATCGAAAGAATGAGTTATATAAATAAAGCAATGTTTAAAATGATAAACGATGTTTGGATGAAACTAAAAGGGGACACAGAGGTTTTTGTAAATATGTTCCCGGAACTAATTGTAAAAACATCTGCCCTAACTTTATCAAGCGGGAATTATACAATAATAAGTCCTTATTTAGATTTTTTTAAACTTATAGACGGTAAAACAGAGGCTGATGTTTATATAAAAAGATGGCACGAGACCTTGTTTATGGTAGCAGAGACTGGTAAGAATTTAAACTATATAGCTACTGCTTCAGACCCATCGGTTATCCAATTAAAGAATATGCTTTATTTTTACCCTAAAAACTCGACTTTTACACCTACAATTCTGTATATAAAAGTACCGGTGAATCCTACTTCAGGGAATTATTTAACACAAGGCGGTCAATATGATTCGCCGTTTTTCGATCACAGAAACGAAGAAATATCTCAGATAGCTGCTGATTTATTCCTTCAAGATGCACAAGAAATTTAAGGAGATTTAATGGCACTTTCAAAAACTTGGACATTAACTAAATTACAAAGTTTTTTAAGAGTATTAGTTAATGAAATTGCACCGGATAAAGTACAAGATTTATCATTGGTTGATTTTTTGAATTTAGCGACGCAAGATGTAGCTGAAATGCTTGCTGCTGCTTCATTGCCTGAATATGGGACAACTGCAACGGTTACTGAGTCTGCGGGTGTAATTGATGTCAGTAATTTAGTAATTGATAAAGTAATTAAAATAGTTGACGGAACAAATGGACTTGCTTCACCTAAACCGGACTTTGCTTATGAGAATTTATCCAATATTGATCAATATAAAGATAGTTTATTTTATAATTGGTTTGGTGATAAAATATACTTATTTATTGGGTCTAACCTTACGAAAGGAACGCTTACATTGTATTATTACAGACAACCTACCTTGCTTTCGTCAGGGTCTGATTATATAGATATATCCGATAAATATGTTTCATTGGTAATCGCAAAAGCTAAAACTATGATTTACGAACAATTAAACAGAATGGCACCGGAGGCACTTACTTCTTTAATCGAATCTAAAACAGCGGAGATAAGAAGATTAAACAGAGAAGAAACCGCAGATGTAAATAAACGACAGGCTAAATGAAGTTCCAAGAATTTGAAATAAAAGATTTTAATGGGATTAAATCATCTTCAAGAGAGCCTTTGTTTAATGATGCTAATGATATACAGAATTTCGATGTAAGAAACATTAAAGGCGATTTAGTTACAAGACAGGGTTATATTCAGAAATACTCCGCTCCTTCAAATGCAAAACTTACATCTGTGTCAACTCTTGGGTTCAAAAATATAATAATGACCAATACATCAGTAGAAACAGAGGTTACTTGTGTGGTTCAAAAAGGAACTCTTTCTGCTGAATCATCAGGACACACTTTGGGTTTACCTATATCAATAACAGTTCCTGCTATATGGACTTCACATTATTGGGATGGTAGTAACTGGGTTAATAGTTGGAGCTGGGCTAATTTTATGATATTAACCAGTATAAACGCAATTACTGTTAATAAATATAAAATAGAATTAGATTTTGTAGATTCTAATTATTACTCTGATGAATTAAGTGGATATGTAATTGTTAATATAACAAAAAGCCCGTCAGAGGTAGCTAAAATAATTAAAAGTTATTCAGGCACATCTTCAAGAGTTTCTTTAGACATATCGGATAATTTCCACACCTGGAGCACGGGGGACACAGTTATTATAATGAGAAATTATATCCCTTATGATTATCTAATAGGAATGGGAAGTGCAACATCAAATGATGTTTCTTTTCATAAAGTAAACGATGATTTAAGGATAGGGTTTGGAGGATATGCAGATAGGCTTGGTTTAAGTGTAGGGTTTATAAATAAATATTTTAAATTAAGTCAAATCTATACCACTACATATACAGCAAATGAAATTGAAGCTGTTGCTAAAATAGATATGATTTCAATTGATCCTTATAACGTAGTAGGGACTGACGCAAGGTTAGAGCTTATGCAAGTCAGCGGTGGAACGTTAGAAGCGAATACTTATTATCTTAAATTAACCGGAGTGTTGGATGGATTTAACGAATTTTTATTAGATGATGCAAAAATAACCATTGATGGGAACAATAATATCAGTGCTTCGCCAAGGATAAGATATGGGACGGAAAATAAAAGACTCACTTCATTAAAACTTTACTGGTCTGATGATAATGAATTATTCTATTTTGTTAATGAATGGAAGTTGAGTGATAAAACATATACAGCAAAAAATTTAGGTGTTAGTTCGCAGGGAGATTTAACTTTAGATGCTTTTGGTAGTATAAATTTACATACAGATAATAATGCAGTAACACCTACAACAGATTCTAACGCAACAACAGGATGGACTGCTGCTTTAGGTCTTTTTACAGAAACAACGCTTAGTTCTATTAGCACTTCACCTACTCCAGAGGATGGATCGTATTGTTTAAAAACAGCTTTTAATTTCCCTGATTATTCTTCTTTCCCTAATGGTATAATAAATGCAGGTTTATCATATCAAATTACGGGTTTAGAAGAAGGGACTTTATACCAGGCTGATTTTTGGGTCTATACTACTGATGACACAACAGTCAGAGCGAGTTTGTTTGGAAGAAGGTCTCTTTATCGTACAGAGGATAATACTATTTTAATACCTGTTAAAGCAAATACGTGGACAAGAGCTGTTGATACTTTAAGAGCCCCTGCGGATGCACAAAGTTTAATGATTACAAGACCTGTAGGTTCAAATTCCGATACACTTGTTATAGACAATGTTAGAATAGCAAAATATACTTTGACTTCATTTATAACATCAGACACAGATAAACTTAAAGAAATTTCAGATGAAATGGGCTACGAACCGAGTTATAATTTAGTCAGAAGTTGGGATCAAGCACTTGTATCCCAAGGCAAGGCTTTGTTTGTTAATCCGTATATAGAAAAAAGATATGCTAATAAAATATTCTTCTCGTCTATCTCAGGGCAAGGAGAGTTCCAATACGATGTAGTAACAGCTGCTAATTTCTTCGATTTAGAAAATTTTGACGGTAATGATTTAATAGGTTTAGATATACTTCCGAATTTAGATTTCTTTGCGTTAAAAAATAACTCCGTACAAAGGATAGACTCTTTAAGTGGAAGAAGTAAAGAAATAAAATTCGGTACAGGGGTTATATCAAAGAAAACAATAGTTAATTTCGGGAATAAAGTCCTTTGGTGTGGTAAACAAAATATATACGCTTCTGATGGATTAAATATAATAGATATGTCAGAAGGGTCTATAAGAGATATTTATAGGAAAATATCAGATAAAACTTTAATAAAAGGTGTGAGAGAGGAAAATTATAACACATATAGGCTTTACGATGGTGTTTCTAAAGAATATTTATTAATGGACAGAGGATGGTTTTCTTTTTCACAATCTGACACACCTGATGAATATTCAATTGCAGCAAATGGTGATGTATGGTTTATGAAAAACGGAGTAGTTTATATTAAATCAGATACAAACGGGGATAATGGAAGTGCGATAAGTTTTAGTTGGAAGTCAGTTCCGATTGATATTAATTTACTCGGCAGTCAATTACAGCATACGAAAAGATTTTATATAAGAAGTTACTGGTTAAAGTATATAATAAACACATCAAACAGTATAACGAAATTAAAAATAGGTATTTATTTAGACGGGAGCACGAGTTTATTTCAACAAAGTTTTATATCGGATTTAACATTAGGGGAGCATTCAGATTCAAAAAGATTAAAAATAGGCACAAGCTGTAAATATTTTCAATTAGAAATATCAGGCGAAGACGTAAAAGGAGAAGGAATTTCGATTGCTTCTACCGGGGTTCTGTGGCAGCCTCAACCGTTAGGAAGATGGGATTCAAATAGATGATTATAAAAAGACAATATAAATTTCCGGATAATCCGGGGCTTGAACGTGAACTGGATAATATAGTTAACCAGTTAAATGGTAAAGAATCAATTAAAGGGATAACTACGTTTAAGGATATTGTTGTAAAAGGAATAATAGACCAACAATCTACACGGACAAGTTATTTCGGGTCTGAAAATATACTTCCTCACAAAAGCTATTTTACAAATTTAGGAAGTGTAGATAAAAAGTTTTTGACTATAAATGCTGCTGAATTAAACATTGAGACTTTAGTTGCAAGAGAATCTGTTTCGACAATAGGTGGAAGGGTTTTAATTGGTTCAGGGTCTTCTTCATTGGTAGCTGATATAAGTTCTACACAAGATACAATTGACGTAAAACACAACGGGATGACTACAAACGATATAGTTTATTTAGAAGGCGGAGGGCAGATAGAGTTTATAAAAATACTCTCGGCTCCTACAACGATTGACAAAGAAAGATTTAGATACACAGTCCAAAGAGATTTAGATTCATCGGGAGCTAATAAATGGACTTCAGGAAGTGCGGTTTTTAATACAGGTCAAACCGGAGAAGGGTTTATTGATTTATATTCTGTTTCTTCATTAAAAGGAAGCAGCCAGACAGGACCTACTATCGTAGGGAATATAAGAAATTCACTTACTTATAACGATTGGACGGAGCATTGGGCTATCGGTCAGTTAAACGGACTTTACGGGTATACTAATTCTACGTTCGGAGTCGGATTAGGTGAATATTCTACAACAAAATCTTATTTAACGGTAGATTCTACAAATGGAATACGAATGCTCAAGGGTACATCCGTACTTGCTCAATGGAACACAACTGGGGTTATTGCAGTTGGGGAAATAGCAGACGGTAAATCTTACGTAGAAATATCCGCCGGGACATTGGAATTTAAGACACAAATAGACCCATTAACAACGAATACTATGATAAGTTTAGACGTAACAGACGGAGTTGTGGTAGGTGATTTGCTTAATACTTACTTACAATATACTACTTCGGGGGGTCTTGTTATAAATGGAGACGGAACTGCATTAGATATTTCAACAAATGCAACTATAGCCACAGTTGAGGGGAATATAACCACAAATTCTTCCAATATTTCACAAAATGCTACTGACATTACTTTAAGAGTCAAAAAAAATGATGTAATAAATCAGATAAATATTTCAACAGAAGGAATTTTAATAGATGCAGATAATATAAAAATAGACGGCACTACTACCTTTACAACCGGATACGATCCTTCTGATAAAGCCAAAACATTTAGACAAGCTACCGCCCCTGTTACAGGAATGACTGCAGGAGATATTTGGATAGACACGGATGATGGAGATAGACCCTATAGTTATAACGGAACATCCTGGATCCCTTCACTGACAATTATCAACGGTGGTAATATAACAACCGGAACGATAAATGCTTCATTGGTAACTGTCACAAATTTGAACGCAACAAATATTACAACAGGCACTTTAGATGTAGCAAGGCTTTCAGTAAGTTCTCTGGATGCAATTAGCGCAAATTTAGGCTCAATAACTGCGGGGAATATAACTCTTGATACATCAGGATATATAAAGGGAGGACAAACTGCTTATAATACAGGTACAGGCTTTTATTTAGGTTATTCAGGCGGTGGATATAAATTTTCGATAGGAAGCTCAACAAAATCAATGACTTGGGACGGAGCTAATTTAACAGTAAATGGCGGGATAGTTTCAAATATCCAAACAGGCAGTGAAATAGGAATACAAGGATGGCAACACGATATGACTTTTAGTTCTACTGATTTTGACACTCTTGCTTGGAGTTCGGGGACTATTTATTTATTAGACGGCACTACATACAGTATAACAGCCGGCAATACTGGGAATATAATAGCTATTACTTATATATATCTTGACACGGCGGTCTCGATAACGACATTACAAACCACAACGACTTCTTCAACGGCAATCGGGAGCGGTAAGATAATGATAGCAGTTGCACAAAAGACTGTTTCGGGTAAAGATATTTTATTTCAGGTCTTTGGTGGTAATGCTTTGGGTGGTTCGGGTAAATTATTAACAGCTTCAAATATAGCTGCGAACACGATTACAGCAAATGAAATATACGCTAATACAATAACAGCATCAGAGATTAAGGCTGGCACAATTACTGCAACGGAAATAAATACTTCCACAATTACCACACTTAATTTAACTGCGGGGACGATTGATGGCGTTACTATTACTGGCGGAGTATTAAGAACAAATGATACTACGACAAGGGTTGAAATAAACTCTACTGATAATGCCCTGTATTTTTATAAGTTAGGCAATCAAGGAGTAATTATAAAAGATGATGCTACTGATGGTGTAGGTGTTTTTCTGCAAGATGGGATATTACAAGCCGTTAAAGGTTCCCCATTAGCAGGGAACTACAGCTATACACAGATTGCAAGTTCGACTAACTTTAAAAATATTAATATGTATGCTATACAAAAAGATACAAGCCAATATATTGGTTCTAATTTGCAGATCGAAAGGACTGTCGCTGGTAGCACGATAGGATATTATGCAGATATTTCTGGTATTGCCGGCGGGACTCATTATGGAGTGTTGCTTGATATCAGTTCCCCTGGGACAACAAACTATGGTATTCATGCTACGGCTTCAGGGGCAACTACAAATTGGGCTGGATATTTTGAGGGTGATGTAAAAACAACAGGCACTATTAAAACAGCAGACCCAGGTTCCGGGGCTGGCTCGTGGAAATTAGGGACTTATAGGTCAAGTTATGGACAAACAATAGACCCTGCGGGATACATTGAAGTAATGGTAGATGGGACATTAAGAAAATTAGCATTAGCAACAATATAGAGGAATTATGAACAAAATAACAGAAAAACTTTGGTACGATAAAAAAACAGGTTCAACACTATAATGAGTATATTAAATATAGACTGGGTTAGAGGAGATACCGGAACAATATTGAACAGTTCAGGCGTAAATCCTTTTGTGTTCGTAGGTGATTTAACAACACATTTAATAAGATTTGTAGTAAAAGCCGATAATTCTTTAACCTCTGCGAGACTTATAGATAAGGATTTTGATAATGGCACATCAAATGGAATAACAGGCTCTTATGACGCAGGGAGTAATACGACTACCTTCACGGTATCATTACTTACAGCAGACACAAATGATTTATCATTAGGTGATTATTATTTCAGTTTGACAGACACTCTTGGGAGCACAATCTCCACCCCATACAGGGGGATATTCAAACTTAGTTATGATGTGGAAACACCTTTCGATGGTTTTTCAACACCAGACACAGCAGTAAGATTTCAACAAGTGGATGCTTCATCGGCTAATGTAGATGATTTTGTTACTGTTGGTTTAGACGCAAATAGTGACAATGTATTCAAATTTACATCTATATTAAAAGCATCTCAGTTTAAATTATCGGCATTAAACACCGCTCCGACATCGGCAACAGACACCGGAACGTTAGGAGAAATAAGAATAGATGCAAATTATATCTATATCTGCACGGCTACAAATGTATGGGTTCGTGCAGCTTTAAGTACTTGGTAATTAATAAAAAAGGAATAAATAATGGGTTCTTTCAGCGATTTTCTCGAAAATGAATTATTAGACCATATATTAGGTAATTCGGCATATACTCCACCTGCGACAGTCTATATCGCTTTATGCACGGCTGCACCGACTGATGCCTCTACAGGTTCAACTATAACAGAAGCTACTTATACAGGTTACGCAAGGGCATCTGTAGTAAATAATGCTACTAACTTCCCCGCAGCTTCAGGAGGTTCAAAATCTAATGGTACACAAATTACTTTTGCAGATTGCACAGGAGGTTCTTCGGTGATAACTCATATTGCGGTTTGTGATGCACTTACCGCAGGGAACGTGCTCGCTTGGGGTTCTTTATCTGAAACAAAGACAGTAACAAATGGTGATCAGTTAATATTTGAGATTTCAAAATTAACCATTACGCTTGACTAAGGAGATCTAATGACTACACTTGATCCTGTATTAAATTGGGTAGAAGTAGAATTATCTACCGGATACAATCAAACAGCGACATCTATCGTATTAAAAACAGGCGATGGGGTTAAGTTGCCCGATCCAGCAACTGATGGTGATTATAATTTAATTTGGTTTAATAGATCGGATTATAATTCACCTCATTTAGACCCAAATGTTGAAATTATCAGAGTAACTGCGAAAACTACTGATACCTTAACAATTGTACGACCTGCAAGCGGGAATAGTTATAATTCAGAAGGTTCTATCAACACAGCTAAGACTCATAACATATCCGGTAAAATATATAAGTTATTTTTGGGTGTTACAAAAAAAGTAATAGGTGATATTGATACTGATATTACATTAAACAATGCTCACAGGGCAGTAGTGTCAGGGAATCCGCATATGGTGACGAAAACAGATATTGGCTTAGGGAGTGTAGAAAACACAGCATTAAGTACTTGGGCTGGTACTACCAATATTGTTAATTTTGATAAAACAGGCACTTGGACTGGTGCTTTTAATGGTTCAACTGTTACTGCAAGTGGCGCTATAACAAGTAGTAGTTATATCTCTGCTGGCGGTGGTACAGTCTCATCATCGGGGACTTACAGAATATCTAACTCAGGTGGTATTACACTTAGAAATGCAGGGAACACTACAGATATTCTTTTAACTGGCTCAAATACTTATGTTGATGGGAACTATGTAGAAATGGGGAGTAATATTCCAGGTGCGTTTAGTGGCTTTAAGTGGTTTATAGATTCAATTACACCAAGATTAATTTTAACAAACACGACACTATCTACGCCCGGCAATATAGACATTACTTCTGGCTCACTCTTAATAGGTGGGACAACAGCGATTGACGGTTCAAGAAATGCTACATTAGGGACAATAAATAGCGGTACAATTACAAGCACTTCAACTATCGCATCAACTGGTAATTTAACAGCTCCAAATGTAGCTTATAATGATACTTGGAGTAGTCCACAAAAGGGATATATATTTGATGGTGTGGATGATTATGTAACCCTAACATCAAGTTCAAATCTGATAATGGGTACTGGTGATTTTTCCGTTTTTGCCAAGATAAAAGCAAAAACCACAGCATTGTATGAATCAATTATAAGTAGCAATACAGCTGGGTTTGGGTTAAAAATTAATACTAACGGAGCACTACAAGCAACAAAAGTTGGGGTAAACAATATTACAGAAAGTTCTACGGCATTAACTTTAGCTAATAATGATGTTGTATGGGTTGGGTATACAAGAAGTGGGACAACTGGTACTTATTATATAAATGGTGTAAGTGCTGGTTCGTTTACAGACGCAAATAATTATTCTGCTCAAATTGGATTTTTGGGTGGTGGAAATGCCACAGAATATAGTAATGTTGAAATGTACCAAGCAAGAGTTTACAACACCGCCTTAACCCAATCCGAAGTAACAGACCTATACAACAACGGACAACCTCAATTAGCAGAAGTACCATTTAAGTATAGGTGGGGAAGTCAGACAGATTTATTAAGTGGATGGGATTTTACAAGTGGTTGGGTTACTTATGGCACAGGGGTTATTGATGATTCAAATTCATTTACAACAACTGGAACTACTGATGGAATTAGACTATTTGATATTTTAGAAGTAGGGAAAGAATATAGATATAATATTGTAGGGACAACGACTTGTTCGGATTTTGGGATTGGGGCTTATAGCGGTTCATTATCGATTTATCAATCAAGTGGTGGTACTGGTGCATTCACTCTATCTGGTACATTCACAGCAGAAGATGTAGGCATTAGGCTTGAAAATGCAGATGCTGGAACAACAGATATTACCACTCTTGAGATTACCACTATCGGAGCAGTAGCATCATACAAAGGTGAAAATGCTACCCAATCAACTTGGTTTGATGAAAGCACAAATGCCTTAAATGGGACTACTTCGGGAAGCCCGCAACTTATAAATTATGATAAAGATTTATATAATATAGGCTCAATTACTACAAGTGGTAATTTAACAGTAAACACAAATAAGTTTTTTGTTAATGCTACAACTGGCAACGTCGGCATCGGGACAATAAACCCAAGTTATCCTTTAGATGTAATTGGAAATATAAATACTTCTGGATCACTCTTAATAGGTGGGACAACATTATCAGATGCTTCCTTGAATGTAAGTGCAAATAATGTAACTGCAAGTGGGAACATTGCACAAGGTGATATAGTTGGCAAAACTGGCAAAATAGAAGATATACAATATCTAAGTGCTGCTGCTTCTGATACTGTTGATGTTTGGGATTTAAAATTTGATGATAATTATGGCGGTGC